AAATCGGCTCTTCTATCGACAGTAAAATTTTTTTTTCCAGGAATAATTGCCATTAGCTACCTTCTAGTACAGCCACTTTAGCTTCTAATGTTTCTATTTTAGCAACTGCCTCCTGTAACGCTGCAACTAACATTGGAGTAAACTTGCTGTAGTCTACCCCTTGATAATCTGGTACGTCTAATTCTGGATTACTATAGCTTTTTTTAGTACCATCTTTTATTCCAGTTACTATATGATTAAAATGACCCGTCTCTTGAACTTCATGTGCAATAAAACCATTGTCATAACCAAGGTCAGGGTTATTTTTCCATCTAAACGTAACAGGACGTAATGATTTAATTTTTGTTATAGCATTATCAATATTAACTACGTCTTGTTTTAATCTATAGTCTGAATTTGGATGATAAGTTGTTGAACTGCCATTAGTAGTAATCACACCAACAGCAGCATTATTATATTCAAACTCTATTAAATTACCTGTACCCGCACCAGTAAGCCTATTTAAAAATAAAACTGTTCCTAACCCTGTTGCATCCTTGACAAGGCAACAGCCGTCAAAACCAGCACCATTATTACTTGGAGAATTAATAAAAGCATAACCAGATGCATCTGTAGCACTTCTTGAAATATTATGAGAAATTAATGAGCCTTCGTTATTGCCAGCCCCTGTTAGTGATAATCTTCTACTGTTAGCAGCATGAAAAACTATATCACTTTCTTCAGTAGTTTTTATTTCAAAATCTGCTGTGCCTCTATGCTCTAATTTAGAAACAGCGTTTATTCCATCTTGACGTTCAAGTCTTAATCCATAATCGCTATAAGTTGAAGCATGAGCCGCAAGATCTAAAATAGCACCATGCCCAACACCAGTTGCATGTATTTGAATTTGAGTGTCTGCTGAACTACGTCCTAATACTAAGTTTCCATCAACTTCAATTTGATTAGGTTTAAATTGTGCTGTAGTCGCTCCAGCATTTGAAACTCCTATTTCATTACTAGCACTTCTATAAAATCCTGTACTTGTAGAGTTAGTAAAAGTATAAGAAGGATTAGATGCAGAACCATTAGGACCAAAAAAATTGCCATCAGTCAAGCTTACAAATTCAACTCTATCACTTGCATTTGCTTTATAAAAAGACATGCGATCAGATGATGTGTTCGCATACCACATATAGTTATATTTTTGTGTTGGCTCACTGCCATACCCATTGTTTTGACGTATCGCTTCAAAAAGATCATTTAAGTCAGACCGTACTGCTGAACCCGAAGCATTATTAATTACATAATCTGCTGGTTTTGTCATTTTACTTTATGTTTTTCCTATTATACTAGCCTTCTCCATACCCGAAAGCACTATATGTAAATTGTCTAGCGACAAAACCTCCTGTCGCTCCATTTTTTATACTTACAACAAAATTATTTGTAGAAACACTATCTATAGTAAAAAAGTCTCGATCTTGCATGTTATTTATATTTATAGATATTACAGGTTTAAATTTATCTGTACTTCCACCAACTTCAGTTGTTCCGACAAAGAATTTTTTAGCAAAAGTTACTGTAGTCGCTCCACTACTTGAACTTGTTAAAACACCATTTGTAGCACTTGTATTATCAATACTTCTCTCAGTTCTAGGTCTGAATATTAAATTTACTCCTAATTCTTCTATATCTACATTTTCATAAGTACTTTGATTCTGAACTAAAACCTTAAAAGATAAAGTTCGAGCAATCATATCAGTATTAACAAAGGTCTCAAAGGTTGTACTTGCTGTAGCTGTTTGACTTTTTGCAACTTGAAAAACAAGATCTGCACTTTTATCAACGACTGTTGTACTTCCAGTAAAAATATCAGGCCAGTCATCCATGTCATCTGTATATGAATCCCACTGAGTTACAGTGTCAAATCCAGATTTTTTAAAATGTGGTTCTACATGAAACCTAAACGGAGCACCTAAATCAATATCATTAGCAGCAAATGTATAAATACCTTCACTTGGAATACCACTACCACCACCTGCTGTCACTAAATCAAGTGAGGCAGTAGATGTACCATTAACAGTAAGAGTATCAAAATCTGTAATTGAATCAAAAGTTATAGCACTTGACAGTCTTAAACCACCAATACCACTGTCGTATTCTAAATTTACTTTTGATCCAGCAAAATTATTTGTATTCTCTCTAATTTGAGCAGCAACTAAATTATTAGAAGCAATTGTTCTATTAACAACAACAGACGTAGCAGTTACCGATTTATTTTCAGCTACATCAATAAATTTTAAAAAATATTCTCCACTTTGATAATCATTTATAATTATTTGATCTACATTTCCTTCAACCTCTTTTAAGAAATTAGAATTTTGTATAGTTGCTGTACCATCTGAAATAAGAGCATATTTTACTTCAATTTTTCCGCCAAACAAAACATCTAAATCTGTTGATCTATTAAATTTTAAAATTAAATTATCACCACTCTCCTCTGCTCTTAAATTACTTACCGCACTAGGTTTTGCACTTAGACCCTCTGCTTCTAAAGCTATAGTCGATGTACTAGCACTTAAAATGAACGCTGTATTAAGTGTTCTAACAAGAAAATTATAAGTACCAGCTTTATTGTTTTTTAATATAAATTGATTACTTGTTATTCTTTCTACCACAGGATCTCCACCATTGTGCGTATAAGAAAGTTGATAACTTCTTGCACCTTGAACATGAGCGAAATCTAAAACAATTTGACTTTGCGCTCTATTATTTACTACAACAAGTTGTTCTTCTACTTGTGTTATTTGTGGAGAAGGTAACTCATCAAGCAAAGTAGTAGGTGCTAATCCAACTCCAAATGAATTTTCAGTATCTATAAATTGATATTTATTATCGTCATAAATAATTGCTGTTATTGAAAAAACAAAATTATCTTTTTGTTTTACGTTTGTAACTCTATACTTTCTATGCTGTACATTACCAGTTTTTACGGCCCAAATCGTTCCAGGTTGAGGTTCTGGAGCTAAAGCTGAAGATAGTGTAATCGTACTACCAGACACCGCATCTATTGTTCTTTCTTGTACTCCTCCATTTTTATCAATAACAGAAAAAATATCACCAACAATACCAACAGAAGTATTTGTACTATCATCAACGACAAGAACAGTAGAACTTGTTACTGTTTTAATTCTTCCACTTGCTCTAATTGTCTCTTTTGTTCGATCTGCAATTTTTATTATTTGAAAAGGTTCCAATATACATGCTGCTTCTATTCCACACTCGAATGTAACTATTTCAGTTTCGAAGTTAGAAGTATATAAAATTGATCGACCAAACCTAAGTGCTTGTTGTCTATCAGTGGTATATAAAGATTGAATATTAGTTTGATTTAACCCAATACCTTCAGTATCTATTAACTCCTGATTTCTAATAGATACTTGATCTTGTTCCTGTATATCATTATTAAAATAAGATACATTGACCTGATTAAATTTTTTATCTTTATCAATTCCAGAATAATTAAACAAACCATCAATTACATTTGCATTAGTAAACAAATAAGATACTACCGTTTCTGGTTTATCTATTGCAATTTTAAGGGAACCATTTCGATAATATAAAGTAGCTCTCATCAAACCAGCAATTTCTCTGACTATATCAAGTGCTTTCTTTCTTGTTTTTATAACACCATTAAATGAATACCTTGGTTTTGTTTCACCTAATACTGGAGTTGCACAGTAAAGACTAGCAGCAAGAAAAGATGCTTTATCAATTTTTAAATCTGATATACCTAAACCATAATCTTCTGTAAGTAATGCATATAAAATCCATACTGGATCTGATGTCCAATGTTTATCTGTAGTAAGTTGGGTAAATGAATAGTTTGATGGATATAAAATACCACCAGAAGAACCAACATCTACAGTTACACCTGTTGGAATTTTAACTTTAATACCTCTTATAAAATACTTTCTTTGAGGAATATTAGGAAACTGTTCTGCTGAATATCTTAATCCAATATATGCTGTTTTTTTAAATTCAGTTATTGTTGGTATTTGAGGCAATACACCTTGCAAACCTACAAAGAAAAACTCGGTAAATCGTCTTTCTCCTTCCTCTAATCTGTTTTTACCTTTTCTATCAAAAGGATTATTTCCTATATTGCTATTTTCTCTAAATTCTATATCATCTCTTAAAACCTCGACTGTAATAGGATAATGCGTATTCCTAGCGGTTGCTGTTTTATAAATATCAACAGGTATCTCAACTCTATAATCTTTCCTAAATGCGCTTACAGAACGACCATCCATTTGAAATACTACATTATTTATTACTGAGCCATTATTACTTCTTAATCTGATACGAATTTGAACAGCATTAAAAAAATTTGCTGCATTACCTACAAATTGACCAAAATTTACTAACAAACCAGGGTTTGTTACACCAGTTTCTAATTCTATCTGCCTTAAAGAGTTCCAATTTAAAGTAACAATAACTGCTCGTGGAGTACTATTTACATCAATACCAGCATTGATTTGCCCTGTTTTTTTATTAAGTTCTGGGTTTTTATTATTTCTTACTGGATCTGATGATACTGTGAGAACACCATTCTGCCTAAATTCATTAACACCTGTCATTATATCTTGATTCTCTTTACCAACTCTTATAGATAAAGATGTATTCTTAATGTTTTCACTACCATCAAAGGATCTTACTGATCTACCATTTAAAAAAATATCTTTTTGAGCAAGTTCTATATATTGTCTTTCGTCATCAGATGTAAATTCTGGAGTATTATTTGAGGATGGTCTTAAGATACTTGTAGGAATACTAATATTATTTTTTGATGGCGTAGAAAAACCTTCGATTTCTGCTCCGTCAGAAACTAAATCTAAAACTGTTACAAATTGTACAGCTTTTAAAAATCCATTAGGTAAATCTTCCTCAAGGACGAAATCATTATTACTTATCTCTCTTGCCATGTTTTTTATGGAGTAGTATCAGCCACTTGTACTGTATCAGCACCAGCACTGATTACAACAGAACCAACTAAACATTCACCAAAAACCAAAGGTGCTGCTCCACCAGCTTTTGTAGTATTAGCATTTTGATTGCTTAAAAAAGATTCAACTTGTGGATCTGCATCTGGAGATTGAGGAACTGGTGCTAGTAAATTAGCAACAAAAGATAACGCTCCAACTGTCAGTGCAGCATAAAAAGCTTGTAATGAAGTTAAAGATGTATTAAACCAACCGCCAATTAATGTTATAAAAAAGGCTTGAAAGAAATTACCACTAATCATTGGTATTAATTTTATTTCTCCTTCACCTGTTAAAACCATATTTTTAAAAGTAATATCACTATTATTCATCTGAACATTATAAAAAGCTTCTAATAAATGCTCCTGACATTGAGGATAATTTACTTTTAAATAACTATAAATTTGATCTACATTTGATACATCTGCTTCAAATTCATTTACTTTACATAATTTACGCAAAGGACCATATAATTTAATTTTTTTCATCATGATTCTGTTCTCATATAATGCCAATTATTATCTTGTATAGAATAAATATACCAATCCAACATAAAAATTTTACAATTACTTTTGTCTGCATCTGATGGATCTGAACTGCCTTCTACATGAGAATGTAAGACTGCTAAAACTTCGGCTCCACTATCTTCACAGGCAGCATAATCATTAGGATTCAATGCAAAAGTAATTTCATCTTCAAGCTGCGATGCAATATTTTCACAAGGCCAAAAGAAATCAACACCATTCTTTTGTGCCAATAAACCACAACCCTCTGCGGGTTTACACTTAATAAAATGTTTTTTAGCTTCTTCCTTCCAGTTCATTGAAATACAAAACTACCAACAGCAGGAAATCTATCTTTTGTAATTTGTAATTTTGGTAATTGTAAATCTTCAAAGTCTATTGTATTAACAAGCTCAAAAGTACATATCTGATTGTTTTCTACAACTTTTTTATTTATTAAAAATTCTTGCTGTTCTAATTCTTTAGATGTATCTGCTGTTCCATAAGGATTTCCAGTCGAACCAGCAAAATTAGAATCATCTAAAAACTGTGCTAATGTTCTAATTCTTTTTACTTCTGCTCTTGCCAAATCATTAAAACTACTAAATTGATTTACTAATTCAATTAAAGTTGAAAAAGTACCGAGATTATTTGCAAATGTAAGTGTAGGTCTTGCCATGACAGTATTATCACCAGTCTCAAAACCTTCAGCCTTGCAAGCTATGGCATTGTAAATATTGTTCTGCCATCTTATCTCAGTATTAATTTCATTCGTACCAGCATGAAATCTATATAAAACTGCTGCTGGTGGATTGTCTTGTGAATAATGAATATCTTGTATTAATTTTAGTTCAAATAGCTCAATAATTGTGAAACCATTCAAGCTTTGCAGTTGCTCTACTGGTATTGTCATGGCTGAAATACCTCCTCAAATGTTACCTGTATTCTAGCTCTGTTTAAATAAGGTATAGATTTATTCCACTGTCTGCAGACAAAAAGAGAAGCAGAACTTTCTGCTGGAGGTGTGAAATTAAAACTAGCTGCATCATCGGCTCTGGCATCCAAGAAGTTTTCTATGGTATCTGCACTGGATATACCTGTGCCATTAAAATTATCAGATTCGGATACTTCAAAAGTAAGTTGATATATCTTTGGATTTTGATTTAAACCGAAATTAGCTCTTGAAATATAACCATCACCGAACTGAATTTCAGTTGTTCTTGGTGCGGACCTTTTCTGTACACCGTAAGTTGGATTAATCGCTGGAAAAGTTAATGTCATTAGGCAAGTAAACCTCCACTACGTTTTTGTTTAACTATTTCTAATTGTATTGCAGTGGCTAAAGCCTCACCAAACTGCTGTCCATCCCCATCACTTTGAACAGACGAACCAGAAGCATCTACGTTGACAACAACACTTGTAGAACCACCAAGAGCATGATTGGGTGTAATCATTCCTGATACTCCAGGTGTAAATAACTCTGGACCACGTTCTCCTACAAGAGTAGGACGGCCACCTGGAATACGACCACCATCTGCTGCTGTCCCTATTCCTGTTAAAGGATCTACTAAAGGAACTGCGTTACTGTCTAAGAATTTACCACCCCCACTGCCTCCTGACTTTCCGCCAAATATTCCACCAAGTCCTCCAAGAACTGAACCGAATAATCCACCATCTCCGAGCGATCCCTGCATATTGCCAAAGAAAGCCATATTAAATGATGCGTCTATAAGTTTATTAAGTACATTACTGAGGACATCATTTAGGGTGGACGTTCCACGGATCATACCCTGTATGCCGTCTGCGATGTCGGTGGCTATTGTCTGCTGCATCTGTTTAAATGCTTCTGCTGTTTCCTCTGCTAGTTGTCTTTCCTTCTCTAGCAACTGAAGTTTTTGTAGCTTGCTTCTAATAGCGTTTTCATCTTCAATCGCTCCGTCTTTTTTCATTTCCATTATCTGCTGTTCAATTTCAAACTCCTCAGATGACATGGTGCGAGTTCGTTCTAACAACGCAATTTCTTTATCAATATTTTTTATTCTTGATTCCTGTATTTTCTTTATCATGTTTTCCGCTTCTAACTCTGCATCTTTAAAATTAACCTTCTTCTGTAAAGCTACGATTTCATCATTTATCAATTTCCTAGCTTCGGCTGCATCAGTAACATTAGCAGCACCTAAAAGTCCTCTACCTTTGTCTCTACCTATAAATTCCAACATTGCATCTGCATCTTCTTTCTTCATTCCTGCACCTGTAATAGTAAATCTTTTCCTCAGCCCTACTAATTCTTTTATTCTTTTACCTTCTTCTGTATCTAAATTTTGTCCCGATGCGTCTGCTTGACCTAATAAAGCAGTTCTTTCTACACCTGTAGCTATAAATTTACCAATACCAGAATTTTGTAGGAAGTTGGCAAAAGAAGCCTTCATTAATGTCATTATTTTAGTAAAATTATTTCCTAACTCTGTAAATTCAGTACCAAATTTAGTTAAGGCGTTTACACCATCCTGCCCGATTAAATTAACCATTTTTTGTCTTGCTGCTTCAAATGCTGCTTCCTCTCCTCCTAGTTTTTTAAGAGTTTGTAATTGTTTTTCAAATTCTGTACCTGTAACCCCTAATGCTGCTGTAAGTGCCTCAACATTCTTAGTCGCTGGATTAAGTGCTTGTCCTAATTTTCCTGCCTCTATACCTAACTGTTGTAGTGGTGTGGCTATGGATGTTGCGAGTAAACCTCCTGCAAAACCTCCCATCTGACCACCAACTAATGATCCAACACCACCACCTAATGCACCAGCAGCACCGATTAGTGGTCCTTGTCCAAATAACAGAGGAAAAGCACCAGAAATAATTGCACTACTACCAGCACCAGCAAGACGACCTCCAAAACCCTTACCTGCTTTTCCTCCACTGGTTGATCCTCCAAAACCAGGACCAGGCAATAATGTTCCTTGATTTGTAAAGTTTAAAGGGGAACTTGGTCCCATTGGTCTTGAGTTACTAATCCTAGTTGTTTTAGTTTGTTGTTGTAATGCAGTAGCAGTTTGTTTTTCAACTTTTAACTGTTGTTGGTCTACCTTTAATTGTTTTTGCTTTATACGCAGTGTTCTCTGTTCTTGCCGTGTTACTTTTGTAGCTGCTGTTAGTCGATCTTTTTCGTTTTTATTTACTGTTCTACTGGCTCGACCACCTTGAGCTAACTTGTTTATTCTTGATATACGTTTTTCAAGATTATTTAACTGCTTATTGACACTTTTAAGGTTCAGCTTAATATTGACTTCGTAATTAGAGCCAGCCACTATTTTTTAAAAAAACATTATTTATACTTTAGCGTACCTTACGATATTGAGCTTTCTTTTGTGCATCTTCGTAGGCTTTTTCTTCCCTTTCACTTTTTAATGTAAAATATGCGTTCCAACCATAGAGTTCCTCCAGTGTCATCTTTTTCTTTAGATCACCTAGAGTCATGCCTAATTGTTCAGCAATAAAAAACTGTAGATATAAATAATTATTCTTGTTCAGATGTGCTTTTTACCGCATCAGGA